TCTAAAAGATAAATAACAATATGATACTTTCAGAGATGTTTGACGCCCCAATTAACGGATTGCAGGATGCTAACGCTGATAACAGTAAACCTACCTATAGAACATCTAGAAAAACAAAATTAACATTAAAGCAAATACGTAAATTACGTAGAATGTTAGATGTTAGAACTTATGAAAAGAAGCAATATCTAGACAAGGTTCGTAAACAATATGGTGCTAAGCCAGAACAAGAAGCTGGCGGTCCTGTAGCATAATTGTATATCACTGCTAAAAACGCAAAAAAATAGCAGTTATTCCACTATTTTCCTAACTATGGTATAAGTAACTATACAAAGCCATTTGTATCAGGAGAAATTTTCAATGGATATTAAAAAGTACGAACAGTTGATCAATCTAGTGATCAACGAAAATGAAGAACAAGCAAACGAATTATTCCACGAAATCGTTGTAGAGAAGTCTCGTGAAATCTTTGAGTCAATCATGGCCGAAGAAATGGACGATGATGACATGATGGAAGATGAAGGCATGGGCGGACAAGTAGGCGATCTACTTGACGAAATTGATGCCGAAGAATCAGGCATGATGGAAGAAGAAGATGAAGAAATGGACTTCACCGACGAAGAAGATATTGAATTCGGTGGCGAAGAAGACGATGATCATCATGCAGATGTTGGTGGCGAAGAAGAATTTGAAGATGCAGTAATTCGCATTGAAGACAAGCTTGACCAGTTGATGGCCGAGTTTGAAGAAATCATGGGCGGTGAAGCTGACGAAGAAGACATGGACTTCGGTGACGAAGAAGACATGGACTTCGGTGACGAAGAAGAATCCGAAGAAGTTATGGAAGCTGTTCAATTGCAGAAAGTTTCTGTAACACACGGCGATAACGGCGCAAACACTAAGAGTCCAAACACAAACAATTCAGGACAGGCTGGAATGGACAGCAAGCCAGTGAAGTTCAGTGGTGACTCAGAAGCAGTTCCTACTGCTCCTAAGGGCCCAAGCAACTTCTACGCAAAGGGCGAAAAGGAAGTTCCACACGCAGGTAAGTTCAAGAATGCACCTGGTCACAAGGGTCAGGATCTTGACTCAGCACCAAAGCCAAAGCACGGTGATGACGGTCAGAACACTAAGAGTCCAGTAGCTGAATCACGTAGATCAGCACGTAGACCAATTAAGTAAGGAATACTGAGAGAATGGCTTTGTATCTCAGAGAGAACCTCACATTCGACAAGGCAGGAATGGTTGTCGAGTCAATTCGTGAAGAGGGCACTGATTTTAAGACCCTCTACATGAAAGGGGTATTCATTCAGGGCGGGGTAAGAAACGCAAATGAGCGCGTCTACCCCGTCTCTGAAATTGAAAACGCTGTGGATACATTAAACAAACAAATCTCAGAAGGCTATTCAGTATTGGGTGAAGTTGACCACCCAGATGATCTTAAAATCAATCTAGACCGTGTAAGTCACATGATTACAAGCATGTGGATGGACGGTGCTAATGGTTACGGTAAACTAAAAATTCTTCCTACTCCAATGGGTCAACTAGTAAGAACAATGTTGGAGTCGGGTGTTAAGCTAGGTGTTTCCAGTCGTGGTTCAGGTAATGTAAACGATATGGATGGTAGAGTCAGTGATTTTGAAATTATCACTGTTGATATCGTCGCCCAACCTAGTGCACCAAACGCTTATCCAAAAGCAATTTATGAAAGTCTCATGAATATGAAGCATGGACATAAAATGTTGGATATTGCAAAGGAAGTACAGGGCGACAAATCAGTGCAACGATTCCTGGGTGAGGAAGTAAAGCGTCTCATCCGAGAACTCAAGATATAAAAAGGAATCAATAAAATGTTAGATGCTATTAAGCCATTACTTGAAAGCGGTCTCATCAATGAAGATATCGGGCAGCAATTAAATGAAGCCTGGGAAGTTAAGTTGAATGAGGCTCGTGAGCAAGTACGTGCAGAACTCCGTGAGGAATATGCACAACGTTACGAACATGATCGTACTGTGATGGTTGAAGCTCTTGACAAGATGATGACTGAAAATCTTTCAGAAGAAATTCAAGAATTTCGTGCTGAAAGACAGGCAATGAATGAAGAAAGAGTTAAGGCACAGCTTAAGCTACGCGAAAATGCAACTAAGTTCAATGACTTCATGGTTACTAAACTAGCCGAAGAAATCAAGGAACTACGTGCTGATCGCAAGGCCCAAATGGAAGGACAAGAAAAGCTTGAAAAGTTTGTTGTTCATGCCCTAGCCCGTGAAATCAAGGAATTCTCACAGGATAGACAAGCTGTTGTTGAAGCTAAGGTCAAGCTCGTTGCTGAAGGTCGCCAGCAGTTGGAAGCACTTAAAGAGAAGTTCATCTCTGAAAGTGCCAAGAAGGTTAGCGGTCTTGTCGGAAATCAGCTTAAGAGTGAGCTTTCACAGCTTAAAGAAGATATCCAGTCTGCTAGAGAAAATAACTTTGGACGTAAGTTGTTTGAAGCTTTTGCTAGCGAATTCTCAGTAACTTATCTAAATGATAAGGCTGAAACTCGCAAGATTATGCAACAGCTTGAAGCAAAGGACAGACAGCTAGCAGAAGCTACAGCTAGATTGGAAAACGCCAAGAAGCTTGTAGAATCAAAGGATCGTGAAGTCAGAATTATTAAAGAATCAACTCAGAGAACCAAGCTAATGAATGAACTATTAGCTCCGCTCAATGAGGAGAAAAAGCAAGTAATGAAGACTTTACTTGAAAGCGTACAGACTCCTCGTCTACAGCACGCTTTCGACAAGTATCTACCAGCAGTTCTCAATACTGGTTCAGTAGAAGCAACTACAAGTAAGAAGACTCTTACTGAATCTGTTATAGTAGAAGCAACTGGGGATAAAACTGCCAATCAAACAATTGAAGTTGATGAATTTGCCGAAACAGACAATGTAATTGACATTAAGCGTTTGGCAGGGCTTTAATTTAAAAAAGACATATTAGGAGAATTATACATGTCAAAAGTACTTTTAGAAAGCCGTTGGGGAGAGACCAAGGACGCCCTGCTTGAAGGCTTAAAGGGCAATCGTCGCTCTACCATGAGTGTATTGCTTGAAAACACCAAGAAGCAGCTTCTTGCTGAATCTTCAGCTGGTACCACAACTGCTGGTAATATCGCAACTCTAAACCGCGTTATTCTTCCAGTAATCCGTCGTGTTATGCCAACTGTTATCGCTAACGAACTAGTTGGTGTGCAGCCAATGACCGGCCCAGTCGGTCAGATTCACACTCTACGTGTTCGCTATGCAAATAGCTTAACCGACACTTCCGCAGCACAGACCTCTGTGACTGCTGGTGAAGAAGCTCTTTCACCATTCAAGATCGCGCAGGCATATTCTCGCGTTCCTTCAGATGCAACTACCACCGATGCATACACCGGTGCTAACACTGCAACTCTAGAAGGTAATGGTGGTAAGCAGATTTCCGTGCAGATTCTACGTCAGGCTGTTGAAGCCAAGTCACGTAAGCTCCAGGCTCGCTGGACCTTCGAAGCTGCTCAGGATGCCCAGTCACAGCATGGTATCGACGTTGAAGCAGAAATTATGGCTGCTCTAGCACAAGAAATCACTGCTGAAATTGACCAGGAAATCTTGCTCAGCCTTGCAACTCTTGCATCAACTGAATACACCTACAATCAGGCAACTGTATCAGGTACTGCTACTTACGTTGGTGACGAACATGCTGCTCTTGCAGTTCTTATCAACCGTGTTGCAAACTTGATTGCTCAGCGCACTCGTCGTGGTGCAGGTAACTGGGCAGTTGTTTCACCTGCTGCTCTTACTGTTCTTCAGTCAGCAACAACTTCAGCATTCGCAAGAACCACTGAAGGCACCTTCGAAGCTCCAACAAACACTAAGTTCGTTGGTACTTTGAATGGTGCAATGAGAGTGTTCGTAAACAGCTACGCTCCAGACACTCAGCCAGTTCTAGTTGGCTATAAGGGTTCATCGGAAACTGATGCAGCAGCATTCTACTGCCCATACATTCCGCTAATGAGTTCCGGTGTTGTTCTTGATCCATCAACATTCGAACCGGTTGTAAGCTTCATGACCCGCTACGGGTACATCGAGCTTACTAATACTGCATCAAGTTTTGGTAATGCCGCCGATTACGTCGGGGAAATTGCAGTTTCGAATTTGACCTTCCAATAAGTTTAACAGAACTTATTACGAAAGTAAAGCAAAAAGGGAAAGGGGGCAGTCTGCCCCCTTTCTTATTGACTATCGTAAAATAGTATTATGTTATATTGAACTAACAAACATAAATAATACTATGAACAAATATAA